CTTTAGCTATAGTAACTAAATAAGGGACAATATGTTAAGTATATTATCAGGTATTTTAGGATTTGCTACATCAGGGTTACCAAGCGTATTAGATTTTTTTAGACAAAAAGGTGATCAAAAACATGAACTGGAGATGGCTAGATTGGATATGGAGCGAGCTCTCGCTCTTGCCGAAAAAGGCTTTGCGTCACAAGAACGTATTGAAGAGTTTAGAACAGATCAAGTTGAAATGCAAACTTATGCCGAAGAAAGAATGGCGTTGTATAAGCATGATGAAAAACTTTCAGAAGGAGCATCTCCTTGGGTTATTAATTTGCGTGCTAGTGTTCGTCCCGTTATCACCTATACTTTTGTTTTTATTGTATTATTTATCGACATCGTAGGGTTAATTTGGGCTATGAAGTCTGGCGTAGATTTTGTTACAGCCATAGGTATTATTTTTTCTGACGATGAAATGGCAATTTTTGCCTCTATTATAGGATTTTGGTTTGGATCAAGGCACTGGGATAAACGTAGGTAATGAAAACATCAGCAACAGGTATAGACCTCATCAAGTATTTCGAGGGGGTCCGGTATAGGCCATACATGTGTAGCGGAAATGTGTGGACGATAGGTTGTGGTCATGCATTATATCCTAGGCAACTAGTGATGAATTTAGTAGATAGAAAAGAATATAAATTAAAACCAGAAGACAACAGAGTATGGACAAAAGAGGAAGTAGATGGACTACTTAAATACGACTTACAACGCTTCGAGTTGGGAGTACTTCGTTTGTTGGGTTCTGTGCAACCAAGACAAAGTGAGTTTGATGCTCTTGTCAGCTTTAGCTTTAATCTTGGTTTGGGGACATTTCAAAGATCGACAGTTCGATCAGCATTTATACGTGGTGATAAAACGCGCGCTGGCGAAGTTCTTTTGAAATATTGTAGAGCAGGGGGTAAAGTGTTAAAAGGGCTGCAACGTCGTAGATTAGCAGAACACGCTTTATTAATGCGAGGATAAAATGGCACTAAAAAAATTACTATTTAAACCAGGTATCAACCGGGATAACACAAATTATGCTAATGAAGGCGGTTGGTATGAAATGGATAAAGTTCGATTTCGTTCTGGTTTTGCTGAGAAAATTGGTGGATGGCAAGTTCTAAACTTTGAACCTTATGCTGGACAATGTCGTAGCTTATATAATTACCGGACAACAGACGGTAGCATAATTACAGGGCTAGGTACCAGTGAAAAGTTTTATGTGCTTGTTGGAACTGCTCTATATGATATAACTCCTGTTCGAGTTATTTACACTTCAACAACTACACCCTCAACAGATAATTGTTTTGACACAACGACAGGGTCTACTACAGTCACTGTAACTCTTGTTGGACATGGGGCTAATGATGGAGATTATGTTACTTTTGCAGGGGCTACTGCTGTAGGCGGTGTTCCATCAGGTGAACTAAATACTGAACATCAAGTATCTAATGTTACGGCGACAACCTTTGATATAACGGTAACAACAGCTGCAACTTCTACTGTATCAGGTGGAGGCGGTACGTCTATTACAGCAACTTTTCAAATTCATATTGGCTTTGGTGGTAACACCTATGGTTATGGTTGGGGTACAGGAACATGGAGCCGAGGTACATGGGGTTCTGCGTCGACTAATCCAGTCTTACTCCCTCCACGAATTATTTTCCAAGATCAATTTAACAATGATTTAATCTGGAATATCCAAGCAGGAGATATTTATTATTGGGATTACACTTCTAATTTTAGTAACATCTCTGTGGGATTAAATACTTTAGCAGGTTCCCGTGCTGTACCTGAACAAGTAGGTGAAGTTATGTTTGCTCCAAGTGGACATCTTCTTGCTTTATCTTGTACTGAATATGGAAGGGCAACAACTACAGGTGCAGTTATAAACTCAATTACTCGATCAGGAACTACAGCAACGATTACAACAAATACGTCACACGGTCTAGATCCGTTAGATTGGGTTGAGTTTAGTGGACAAGCTCCACAAGTTTATCAAGGTGAATACCAAGTTGTAGCCACTCCTACATCAACAACCTTTACTGTAACATTGCCTTATGACCCAGGTTCAAATGCAACAACTGTAGGAACCTTTGTATCGATTAATTATTCAGGAAACTTTGACCCCTTATTAATTCGCTGGGCTAACGTTGATCCAGATATTGGACCTCAGCCTGAAGAATGGAAACCTGAAATAACTAATTCAGCAGGATTCTTACGAGTAAAAGATGGTTCTCAAATTATTGCTGGATATAAAACAAGACAAGAGATTCTTATCTTTACCGACACGGCAATTAATACACTTCAATTTTTAGGAACAACAGAAGTATTTAGTTTGAATTTAATATCTAATAATATTAATATTGTTGGACCTAATGCTGTGGCTGAAGCTAATAACATGGTATTCTGGATGGGGCACGATCAGTTCTTCGTCTATGACGGTCGAGTAAACACTTTACCTTGTACACTACGCCAATACATATTTACTGATATTAACTTGCTTCAAAGCCAACTTATCTTTGCAGGATCAAATAGAGAATTTAGTGAGATTATTTGGTTCTATGCTTCTGCTAATTCTTCAAGCATTAATCGCTATGTGATCTATAATTATCAAGAGCAAATCTGGTACTACGGTACATTAAATAGAACAGCATGGTTTGATTCTCAAATATTAACTTCTCCACTGGCTGCAAGTAATGGGTATATTTATGAACACGAAGTTGGCAATGATGATGGTCAACCTAAAGGTGCTGCTCCACTTCCTATTAGTGCATACATACAATCTTCAGATATGGCGATTGAGGACGGAGATAATTTTATTTTAACTAAACGAGTTATCCCTGATGTAAACTTCACAAACTCAAATACTACAAACTCGGTAACAGGAGCTACCATCGTGCCAGAAGTTGAGATGACGGTTGGTGTACGTAACTTCCCAGGAGCTTCTAATAATACTAGTGATGTTGCAGGGAATACTTTAACAAGAGATGTGATTACCACGGCATCAATTAACCAATATACAAACCAAGTCTTTGTAAGAGCACGTGGTCGCCAAATGAATTTTAAAATAGCATCAAACACAGTAGGAACCCAATGGCAAATAGGTGCTGTACGTGTTGACTTTAGACCTGATGGAAGGAGAGGATAGTGGCTATCATAACTTCAACAAAAGGACCTAACTTAACTAATCCTGGTCCTGATTATCAAAGAGAGCAATTTTTACAATTAGTTAATCAGCTTCGTATTTATTTTAATACTATTGATGCTAATAACAATGCAGTTAAAACTAGAGCTGATGGATTAAATACACTGCACTGGTTAGGAGATTATTAATGGCATTTCAAGATATTACAGGAACTCTTCTAACTCAATATGCGGCTACTACAGATTACATTGCAGTCTATACTGTACCTGCTAATACCAGAACTTATGTAAAAGACATTACTGTAATGAATACTACAGGGTCAACGAAGCATATCTATATTAGTTTAGTTCCAAATCAAGGGACACCGAGTGCTTCTAATGCTTTGTTTTATAACACAGTTTTACCTGGATACACTACGCTTCAATGGACAGGCGCACAGATTATGAATGTATCAGACACAATTCAAGTTAAAGCAGACGCTGTGGGATGCACTGTTAATATTACTGGAGGAGAAGCTCAATGACCATAAGTTATTATCCTCCGTTTGGGTCAAGCCCAGAGATTCCTATTAATGTTAACTTTCAAGGTACAACAGGTTCTGATGCGTTCGGACGTTTACGAGTATCCAATCCGTTAACTTTGTTTGATAGCAAGAACATTGGTTCTAAGAATACTTTATTTGATGAAGCATTAACAGGTTCAGGAACAGTTACTTACACAGCTAACTCTTCTCAAGTAAATTTAAATGTAACAGAAATAACAGGTGATAAAGTAATTAGACAAAGTAAACGAGTCATGTCCTATCAACCTGGTAAGTCTTTATTGTTATTTAATACGTTTGTGATGCATGAACAAACAGAAAACTTACGCCAAGCGGTAGGTTATTTTGATGCTAATAATGGTATCTTTTTTGAAGACACAGGCACAGGTTATCAGATAGTAAGACGCACTTATGTATCAGGGTCTCCTGTTGATACAGACATAACTCAAGCAAACTGGAATGGAGATAAGTTAGATGGTACAGGAGCAAGCGGTTATACATTAGACCCTACTAAAACTAATATTCTTTATATGGACTTAGAGTGGTTAGGTGTAGGCTCAGTAAGAGTAGGCTTTGTTATTGATGGTAAATTTATTGTTGCTCATACTTTTTTAAATGCTAACAACTTAACTGCAGTCTATATGACATCTCCCAACTTGCCTATTAGATATGAGATTGAAGTATTAGATACATTAGCAGCAGGCACGTATACATTAGGTCAGATATGTTCAACCTGTATATCAGAAGGTGGGTATGCTCCAGAAGGTACACGGCATATGATTGGTACTTCTCAAATTAATGCGGGAGTTAATTTAACAACAGCAAATACTTATTATAATATTGCAACGATTAAAATTAAATCAGGTCGACCTTATGCTGTCATTATTCCTGCAGGATTAGATGTACTTAATATATCTAACAACGATTTTGAATGGGCTTTATTTGTTAATGCAACACCAAGTTCAGCTTTTAGTTATACAAGTTTTAGTGATAATGTAGAATACGATTTAACGACAGTTGATTTAACAAGCACAGGAACTCGTGTAGCAGGTGGTTATATGGGGGGTAAAACAGCTCCATTTACTATTGGTGGAGAAGGATTTGCCTTTGCTTATCAAATAGGTCAAACCATAGCAGGGGTATCGGATACTTTAACCCTTGCAGTTAGATCAGGTTCAGCTAACGGAGATGTTTCTGGACTGCTCAAATGGTATGATTTATAGGGCAAAACAGTTTATACATAACATAAAACATGATATTATACAACTTAACAACGGATTAATCTATGGAAAATAAACAACTCGCACAAGGTATAGCTTCTTTAGGTCGATATGGTGATACGACATTGATGCACATGCGTCCTGATGAAGTACAACAACTCACAGCTATTTCAAGAGCAAACGGTGGGGACATTACTATTAACCCAGATACAGGGATGCCTGAAGCATTCTTAGGTGACTTTTTTAAGGCCTTAGCTCCTGTTGCTGCTGGATTTGCTGCCAATGCTATAATGCCTGGAGCAGGTAGTGCTTTTGCAACGAACAATCCTTTTTTATACAAATATGGAATCCCCGCCGCTGCAGGCATAGGAGCTAAAGCTGTAGTAAACGACGGTAATTTATCGGCTATGGATATTCTTTCTGGAGGTTTTGGTGGATATGGAGGAGCAGAACTAGGTACTTCTATTTCACAATTTGGGGCTGAAGCGGCTAAAACTCCTGTGACTGAACAAGGGCTAACAGGGATGAGTCCTGTAGATACGACTCAAGGTATTAACATGTCTACTGGAACACGAGTAGGAGGCGCTGATGTATTTACTCCTAAAACATATCCAGCAGGAACAGGCAGTAATCTTGGAAGTGGGGCACTTAGAACACAGGGTGGTGTAGGTATATCCCCATCTACTCCTAATCAAGTATATCAAGCAGGTCCTGATCGACTATATCAACCTAATATGAATCAAGTTAATTCTTTCACTTATACTGACGGGGTACAAGATAATATAAACATGGGTGGATATGACCCATTACAAGGACAAGGCAGTTCAGCATTATCTACTAGAGGGGGACAAGGCTTTAATGTTGATGCAATTTCTACAGCTCAAGATAATTTCAAAGAAGGGTTTAATTTCGGACAATCTATGATAGATTCTAAAGTAGGAAAAGGATTTCAAACTGTTGCTAAAGACCCAATGGGTTATTTAAAATATGCCGGTGACGGAAGTGCATTTATGGGCGGAGTTAAAACTGCATTACCCTTTGCAGGAGCTGGATTAGAAGCATATCAGAAAGGTATATACGAAGATATGCCAACATATGAAGCTTCAACGGCTGGACGATATGACCCAACAAGAACACTTAATCTAGGCATGGATACAGGATTACGCTTATTAGCACAAGGGGGTAAAGTTAGAAAGTTTCAGTTTGGAGGGTCAACATCAACAAGTCCATATCCAGTAGGTCATCCGTTTAATCCAGGCGGCGTAGCTCCTCCTCCAGAATACGGTATTGTAGACGTTGGTGGTAACTTTGTTAAACTCGGCGAAAAAGAAGGCCCAGGATTAATTACTAAAGATCAGTATTACGAAACTTATAAATTTAAAGAGCCTGGTTATACTGCAGAAGCAAATAAAGAACAAGGTGATGGTGGTGATTTCGAATCTAAAGCAGGAATACAAGGCGGTGCAGGTGGAATAAACCCAGCATTAGCGCTACAAGCTGCTCAAGGTTATGCAGACTCACAACAATCTAATTTAGATGAACAAGGTTTAGGCACATTAAAAACAGGTGGTAGTGTAAGACGCTTCCAAATGGGTGGCACAACTGCAGAACAAAAT